TGGCCTTTGGGGGCTTTGCTCTTGGGCGGCATTCTCAGCAGGGTTTTCCCGGGTACCCCCACGAAACCCGGGAAAGGAGGTCGAGGCAGTGCGTGCGGTAGGGACTGTGCCGCAGATCGTGGGAGAAGGCGCAAACGAGCTCCTCCTCTTCTTCCACGGACTGGGGAGTCTTCTGGAGGAGAGTTGCAAACATTCGCTGCCAGCGCACGGGTCGGCCTGGGCCGGCGTTGCTGAACCGCGTTGCACAAAACTCGATCCCCTGTTCGGAGTCCAAGGACACGCGCTGGTACATCTTTGGGGCCATGCCAAGCTCCCTGTACTTCTCCAGCGCGCCCTCGGCGTACTCCTCTACCGCATCGTCCCCCATGGCGATGGCTCGTTCAGAGCCGACCAGGAGGGCGAGCAGCACCCGGATGCGGGAGTTCGTTGAGCTAGTGTTGTAGCTGCCGCTCTTCTGCACACCGGGTGTTGTCTGCACATACGCGTCACCATTGGAGAACACCAACATGGAGTTGGCTAGAGCCCAGACACGAGAGCGCAGGATTGTGGCGTAAACGGAATGCGCCGGGAGCGCGCTAAGCGCGATCCTGCACTCGACGTCAGCGTTCAGCATCCACCAGGACACTGACCAATCGTAGCCTGTCATGTCTGACTCCACGGGTGATTCGAATCCAGCAAGGGCGTCGGACAGCTCTTGCAAGCCGTCGTCGTGCAATCCCATTCCGGGTTTAGACGGAAGGGTCTCGTGCTGGAGAATCTCTGCCCGGTTCTGTCCACTGTTGAGCGTGCGCTCGACGAGCTGGTCGACCAACGAGATTGACATAATAAGGCGGTAGCGGCCTTGGGCCGCCTTCTCCGCCGAATGGAGCTCTGATTGGACGAAAACGCGAACGGGGTCCACGCATGCATGTCGCACCAGCTGCTCTGCCGTCTCGTGCAGCCTGCCAGTAGAAAGGGCGCGCAACCGCTCCCACACCAGCTGAGTTAGCATCTCGACGCCCAACAGAGACTTGAGAGCCTCGTTTGTGGGTGTTAGGGCCACAAGAAGCATCCACGGGAAACCCGGGGAGGCG